GTATTTGACCCAGCCCGATGGCAAAGAACTTTTATGGTTCTTGATGAAGAAGGCTTGCCTGTTGTTAGTTACCCCAACAGTGCTGCAAATATGGTACCCGCAACACAAAAGTTCTACGAAGCCGTAGTGAATGAATCATTTACCCACGATGGAGATGAACGCCTTGCACGCCACATTGCAAACTGCGTAACAAAACAATCAAGCCGTGGTGTTATGGTTGCCAAAGCAAGTAGCAGGCGCAAGGTGGATGCCGCCGTTGCTTCAATCTTTGGCTATGATCGCGCTACACAACCAGCCGAGCCACCAGCACCAGTTGCAAGATTCTTTTCAATTCAGGTATAGGGAGCATAATGAAGAAGATTGACCTATCAGTTGCAGTTGAAGTTGCGGGCGTAACGCTTGCGACAAGTGGTCTTGCAATGATTTCAGTTCCATTAGCTTTAATTGTCGCAGGTGTTTTTCTAGTATGGATTACAGAGAAGGCTAACTAATGAGTTTATCTAACCGACTTCGCAGCATCAGTCAAAAGCGTTCAATTAACAATCAATACATTGATCCAATTGTTCCTGGTCGTGCTTTATATGCTGCTGATTCAGGCGTGGTCATCAACTCTGAAAGTGCAATTCGTATTTCAACGGTTTATTCTTGCGTGCGTTTGTTATCAGATACAATTAGCTCATTGCCAGTTAGTGCTTATGTTCGGCGTGGTCGTGTCCGTCTTTCTTATGCAGCCGTTTATGGTGAGCAACCAAATTGGGTCTTAAAGCCAAATGCTGAAACAACTCGCCTTGAATTTTATGAGCAGATTGTTACTTCATTCAAACTTGAAGGCAATGCTTATATCCTTACAGTTCGTGATGACATGGGAGATGTTCAAGAGCTTTATGTCTTAAATCCCCGCAATGTCCGAATTGTGCGCCCAGCGCCAGGTGAGCCATTCATTTATTATGTTCAGGTTAAAGATTCTCAAGGAACTTATGAGCAGCAATTATCTGCTAGAGAATTATTGCACATTCCTGATTTCCGTTTGCCTGGTGAGTTCTATGGTCTATCGCCAGTTGCTGCCTGCCGTACAACTATGGGCGCAGTCATGGCCGCTGAAACTTATGCAGCATCCTATTTTGGAAACGCTGCAAATCCAGGGGGAGTTGTTGAAGTTCCTGGCGAACTTACTCAAGAACAGGCACAAGATATTGGTCGTGATTGGAACATCACTCACACAGGGCCATACCGCGCTGGCAAAATTGGTATCCTTTCAGGCGGCGCAAGTTTCAAACCGCTGACAATAAATGCCCAAGATGCACAATTATTGGACACACGCAGATTTTCAGTTGAAGAAATTGCAAGAATTTATCGCGTTCCGCTTAGCCTGTTGGGTCATCCAGTAGCGGGTGCAATGTCATTTGCATCAGTTGAAGCACAGAATCTTTCATTTGTTCAACACACTTTGCGCCCAATCTTAGAACGCATTGAACAATCTTTATCAACTCTCTTGCCTGAATCTGATGGTTTCATTCGATTTAATTTAGATGCCCTACTTCGCGGAACAACACTTGAACGATATGATGCTTATACAAAAGGTTTGCGTGAAGGTTTCTTATCTCTTAATGATGTTCATGCTTCAGAGGATATGTCACCAATTGAAAATGGTGATCAATATAGAGTTCCACTGCAAAACATTGATGCAACCGATGCAAAAGATGTTGGGTTAAAGTTACGAGCTGAAATTGCAGCAAGTCTGATTCAGGTTGGATTTGACCCAGCAGCAGTTACAAAGGCAGTTGGTTTGCCTGATATGAAGCACACAGGCGTTCCATCTAGCCAATTGCAACCAGTATCAACAATTGACCCAGCCGACCCAGCAGCAGTTTATGGAGTCGAGTAATGCCATTTAATGCACCCGAATATATGCAGTCAAATGCGGCAAGAGGTTTGCAATATCTTGATGAAGGTTTTGGGGGAGATGGATTAACTGATGGCACAAAGCGTGAAGCACGCGAAATGGCTGCAGGAAATATATCTGATAACAAAGTTCGTGAAATGGCACCCTGGTTTGCTCGTCACAAAGTTGATGGACAAGCCTCAAAAAATAGCAATCCATCAGATGCCCAATATCCAGGCGCAGGTTTAGTTGCCTGGTTGTTATGGGGCGGAGATTCCAACTTCAGTGATAGAGCGCAAAACTGGGCGCAGAGCAAGATTGATGCACTAGATGCTGAAGCCGACTCAAGGAGCAAAATGAAAAAGATTGAACGCCGTACATTTACAGTGCGCGATGTTGAAGCAAGACAATCTGAGGATGGCACAATGCGCCTTCGCGGATACGCTGCAGTGTTTAATGACCCAAGTGTGCCAATGCCATTCATTGAAACGATTGCCCCTGGTGCATTTAGTAAAACATTAAGTGAGACACCTGATGTTCGTTTGCTTATTAACCACGAAGGTTTGCCTTTAGCTCGCACAAAGAATGGCACATTGACCTTGATGGAAGATGAGCGCGGTTTGTTTATGGATGCAGTTATTGCAGACACAAATGAAGGTCGTGACCTTTACAAGTTGATTGAGCGTGGAGATGTTGACCAAATGAGTTTTGCTTTTCGTGTTATCCGTCAAAAATATAATGAAGATCGCTCACTTCGTACATTAACAGAGGTTAGCCTTGCTGATGGCGATGTATCGGTTGTAACATATCCCGCTTATCAAACAACATCTGTTGAGGCACGCGAGGCACTGCGTAAGGCAATTGATGCAGTAAAAGAAGGCCGTGAAGTAACGGGTGAATCTTTAATGATTCTAAAAACTATTTTTGATGATCTTTCTGAAGGTCACGATTACATAATGAAAGCCGTTGAAATGATGGCACTAATGACAGGTGAGACAATGGGTGAGTATTCAAGTCGTGAAGCTGTTGGTGATTTTGTTCGCTGGAACTCATCAGGTGGCATTGCCCGTGGCAAAATTGAGAAGATTCAAACAACAGGCGAAATCAATGTGCCAAACTCTAGTTTTAGCATTACTGCCGAAGAAGGTAATCCTGCAGTTTTGATTCGTGTTTATGAGGAAATCCGTGACGGCTATCGCCCAACAGATACTCTTGTTGGTCACAAGATGAGCGAACTGACACAGATTGATGCCTTACAAGAACCAAGTCCTGAAGAAGCGGGCCGTTCAATTTCATTGCGCTTAGCAAAAGCAATTGTAAAAAACACAAAATAAGTTTCTGCTGCACAAGTAGCAGATCGAAGTCGGAGCGACCTCACACCCTTTAGCGCCGTGAGCAGCAATCGCCACCACCTCACAACACAAATAACTCATAGGAGAAAAATGTCAAAGTCATACCTTGATGTTGCTCTTGAGCGCCGTGATGCTGTTAAGGCTGAAATGGATGCAGTTCTTGAGGCAGTAGCCGCTGAAGAACGCACCGACCTAACAGATGACGAAACAACAAAGGTTGATGCCCTTGTTGAAGAAGCACGCGCACTAGATGCAAAAATCGAAAAGTTCACAACACAGGCAACAGCAGATGCAAAGGTTGCAGAAATGCGCTCATCTGTTGCAGCAGTAATTACACCAAAAGTAGGCGGAGCAACTGTAACTAAGGAAGCACGCACATACGCACCTGAAGCTGAAGTTTCATTTGTGAAGGATGCTTACAACGCACAATTCAAAAATGACTTCGCAGCATCAGATCGTCTTGCACGCCACATGCGCGAAGAATCAATTGAGAACCGCGCAGTAGGAACATCAAACTTTGATGGTCTTGTGGTTCCACAATACCTAACTGACCTTGCTGCACCTTTTGCACGCGCTGGTCGTCCATTCCTTGATGCTGCTACAAATGGCCATTCACTACCCGCCAACGGGATGACCCTGAATATAAGTCGCATGACAACAGGTACCTCAACGGCTATTCAAGCTACTGAAAACTCAGCAGTATCTAATACAGATTCTGATGACACACTATTGACTATCAATGTTCGTACAATTGCAGGTCAGCAAGACCTATCACGCCAAGCAATCGAGCGCGGAACTGGAATTGATACATTCATTCTCCAAGACCTCATTCGTTCATGGCACACAACACTTGATAACCAGTGCCTAAACGGTGCAGGTACATCAGGAACAATTCTAGGACTTGCATCATCAGGTGGAAATGCAGTTACTTTCACATCAACAGCACCAACAGTTGCCCTTCTTTATCCAAAGTTGGCTGATGCAATTCAGCAGGTTCAGACAAACACATTCCAGCAACCAACACACTGGATTATGCACCCACGCCGTCTTGCATATTTGATGGCCGCAGTTGATTCACAGAGCCGTCCACTTGTTGTTCCAACAGCAGGCGGTCCAATGAACGCAATTGCAGCAGGAGCAGGAGCAGTCGCATACGGTAACTCAGGTTACTCATTGATGGGTCTGCCAATTGTTACTGATGCAAATGTTGTTACAAATCTTGGAGCAGCAACAAACCAAGATCAGATTTACTGCGTTGCAGCACCTGAAATGCACCTATGGGAGCAACCAGGCGCACCGTTTGCGTTGAACTTTGACCAAACAACAGCAGGCAGCCTAACAATCAAGGCAGTTGTGTATGGCTATGCAGCCTTCTCAGCAGGCCGTTACCCACTAGCAGCCTCAATTATTTCGGGCACTGGTTTGGTAGCACCAACTTTCTAATCGAAAGTTAACAATTGTAAGAGGCGGGTTTTTCTCCCCCGACTAACCCGCCTCTTACTTCTTAAATGATTCGGGGGAATCTATGAAATCATCACACAAAGTTTCAATTGGCAGTTGCGACCCAGGTGATGTCAATGGTAGTTTTGCTTTTAGCTTGATACAACTCGTTCAGGCAAGAGCATCAAGACTTGGACCTTTTGTTCGAGTAAAAGGTTCAGGGCTTTTGTCTAAGCAACGCAATCGTGTTGTAAAACAATTTCTTGAGACTAAATCTGATTGGCTTTTAATGATTGATTCAGATCAACAATTGCCAGTTCAATCATTTGATAAATTGATTCAATCAGCGCACGAAACAGAACGACCAATAATTGCTGGTTTATATTTTGCCAGTTTTGAAACAGGTCATCCGTATCCAAAGCCTATTCCTACAATTTACCAAGATACGCCTGAAGGCTTTTTACCATTACATAATTACGATAAAGACTCTCTGTTTGAAGTAGATGCTGCAGGTACTGGATGTTTGCTTGTCCATCGCAGTGTCCTTGAAACAATGCAAGATAAATGCGACACAAACCAGGGCAAAGATTGGGCTTGGTTTTGGGATGGCCCAATTGACGGTGAATGGATTGGCGAGGATTTACTTTTCTGCCGCCGCGTTCGCTCGCTTGGCTTCCCTATCTATGCACACACGGGTGCGATATTGCCTCACTATAAGTCTTATTGGCTAGATGATAGGCAGCACGATATATGGAACGCTTAAAAAAAATTTTCAAAAAGAAACCCTTAAAGAAGGAAACAGCAACTGCTATTCCACAGCTTGAAAAAGCAATGCTTCCTAAAGTAGAAACGAGAATAAAGCGTGGCGATTACTAACGGTTATTGCACCCTCAATGATGTTAAGTCAGCACTTAACTTAGAAGATGCAGCAGACAACTCTGCCATTGAACTTGCTATCTCTACTGCAAGCCGTCAAATTGACGATTATTGTGGCCGTTTCTTTTATTCAGACGGCACTCAAGGTGCGCCAGCAACTCGTTATTACACACCAACAGACTGGTGGGAATTGCCTGTAGATGACTTTACGGCAATCACAGAAATTGCAACAGATGATCAATTCAATCAAACTTATACAACAATTTGGGCAACAACAGACAGAGTATTTGAACCTGTTAACAATCCTTCTCGCGGATGGCCTTTGACCCGCATCATTGGCGTTGACTCATATTTTTGGCCTCGTTTCATACCGCAATCTGTTCGAGTTAAAGGCGTTTTTGGATGGAGCGCGGTGCCTTATGAAGTAAAAACCGCAGCAAAGATTCAAGCCTCTCGCCTGTTTTTGCGTAACCAGTCACCATTTGGAATTGCTGGCAATACAGATTTGGGAACGGTGCGATTGGCTGCCAAATTAGATGCCGATGTAGAGGCACTACTGCGCCCCTTACGCAAGAACAATGGCTTGGCCGTATAATGTTACCCAGTGAGGTTAGAAACGGCTTAAAAGCCAACCTAGAGAGTATTAAAGGGATGCGTATTTACGAGCTAATCCCCACTGTACCAGTGGCACCAGCAGCCATTGTTGGCCAGTTGGATTTCACCTTTGACTTGAATAATGCCCGTGGACTTGACCAGGCAAACCTAGATGTTGTTGTTTTGGTGCAGCGCTTCACAGAGCGTTCAGGCCAAAACGAACTTGATAAGTACCTCGCAGGCAGCGGGGATTTCTCAATCAAGGCAGCAATTGAATCTGATCTAACTCTTGGTGGGGCTTGCAGCACTTTACGAGTCACATCTGCCGAAGCGGGTAATTACTCATCAGGCGATATTGAGTTTCTTTCATACCGTTACCGTCTTACCGTTTGGGGATAGGAGAAAAATGAGCTACATAGTTACATCGGATGTATTTGCGCCGAAGAAGAAAGGTGAGTCAATCACCGAGAAAGAATTGCTTGAACTAGGCCTCAACATTGATGCCCTAGTTGCAGGCGAACATCTAAAAAACACCGCAGCAATCAAACCAGTAGAGGAAGTAAAATAATGCCACGCTTAGTATTAACAGATGTATCAGTAACAGTAAATGCTATTGATCTCAGCGCCTTTTTGACTAGCGTTACACTTACAACAAGTGTAGATGTTGTTGAAACAACAGGAATGGGAAGCGCAGCAGCAAAAACTCGTTTGCCAGGATTAAAAGATAACTCAGTAACCCTAGAGTTCAATCAGGATTTTGCAGCATCAGGACCTGAAATATCAATCAATGCAGTTGGCGCATCACTTGTTGGCACATCAGTTCCTGTTGTAATCAAGCCAACATCAGGTGCAGTCAGTGCAACCAACCCTTCATACGCCTTTACCGCAGTTTGCTCAGAGTGGCAACCAATTCAAGGTGGCGTGGGCGAACTAGCCACGATTTCTTCAACTTGGCCAATCTCAGGCGCAATCACAAAAACAGTTGCATAAATGCCACGCCTTGTTCTCAATAACGCCTATGTGCTATTTGCAAGCAACGATATTTCGGAGTTTGTAACACAGATAGAATTGAAAACAAGCGTGGATACAATTGACACTACCCAAATCGGCGCACAATCAAGAACGCGCCAAGCTGGGGTGTTTGATAACTCTGTGACTTTTCAGTTCAATCAAGATTATGCCGACAATGCCCTTGAAGAACTTGTCAATGGTACTTCAATGGCAAACACAACAGTTGGAACTGCAGTTGCAATGCAAATCAGGCCAGTAAATGCTGCAGTAAGTGCAAGCAATCCAAAATATACATTCAACGCAGTTATTACTGAATGGCAATCTGTATCGGGTGAATTGGGAAGCCTAAGCACCGTTTCAGTATCGTGGCCAATTTCAGGTAACATAACAAAATCAATCGTATAAACTAGGGGGAAAAGATGGATGGATTATCAGTTAAGGTAAAAACAACCGATGGTGTTGAGGCTTCTTACAAGTTAACGCCTCGCATCATCGTTGCATTTGAGCAACAATTTGGTGCAGGTATGCCTAAATTATTGGGGGATCAACAAAAAATTGAACACATCTATTGGATTGCCTGGAAAGCCCTTCAGGTTGCGGGAGTTGTTGTGCCAGTTTTCGGCCCTGCGTTCTTAGATACTCTAATCAGCGCCGAATTGGATGCTGATGAATCTTTCGAATCCACCGCAACAGTCTAACTTATATGATTGCAGCCGTTGCGGTTGAGACGGGTATTCCTATCAGTGACTTGCTTGATGCGCCTGAAGGTATCCTTGAAGCAATCACGATCTATATGAAGGAACGAGCTAAAGCCAATGGCGGATGAAGTAATTGTTCTTTCAGGTATCAAAGAAACTATTGATGCACTTAAAGAGTTTGACAAAGATGCAGTTAAGCGCTTCAACAAGGTTATCAATACTGAACTTGCAGGGGCAGAGCGAGATGCTAAAGCATTGATTGCAGGCGTTGCTGGTTACAACGATGACAATACCCCTATGAGTGGCTGGCGCAAATCCGATGCAGCCAAACCACGCAAAACTGTTAGAGGCGGTAAGGGTTGGCCTGGTTGGGATACTGGAGTTGTTCAATCAGGCATTGTAAAGACAAAAGCGCAGGGCAAAGTTCGTGGCGATTATACAACCAGTGCAGGCGCACTTCTTAACAAAACTGCAGCAGGTGCAATCTTTGAAATTGCAGGTAGAAAAACTAAATCAGGATTCGGTGGCGGTTCGGGCAGTCAATTCTTACGAACATTGGCTAACAGATTTGGCAAAGCCTCGCGTGTAGTATGGCGTGTTGTAGATAAAGACAAAGACAGAATACAGGCAAATGTGGCGCGGGCGCTTGAAAAAGCAAAGGCCGATTTACAGAAACATCTACAGGGAGAGCGAGCTAAATAAATGGCAGTTGGCGCAGTTGTAGCCCGCATACTCACCCAGTATTCCGATAAAGGTTCAAAGGCTGCTCAAAAAGATATAAAAAAACTTGGTGCAAACATTGATAAGTTTGCAAAGAGGTCAGCAAAAGCCTTTGGTATTGCTGCCCTTGCATCTGCTGCCTTTGCAGCCAAGATTGGCAAGGATGCAGTTCAGGCTGCAATTGCAGATCAGAAATCTCAAGCCCTTCTTGCTAACTCTTTGCGCAATACAGTTGGTGCATCAGATGCGCAGATTGTAAGTGTAGAAAAAAACATTACGGCGCTTCAAAAGCAATTTTCAGTAGTAGATGATGAGTTAAGACCTGCCTTTGGTCGCTTGACCGCAGCCTTTGGCTCAACTGCGGCTGCATCAGAGGCGTTACAAATAGCTTTAGATGTAAGCGCCTTTGCGACTGTTGATTTAGCAACTGCATCCGATGCAATTATCAAAGCAAGTAAGGGTCAAACTAAGGCTTTGGGCAACCTTGTGCCTGGTGTTAGCGCAGCAACATTGGCCACTAAAGACTTTGGCAAGATTACAGATCAAGTTTCAAAGATTGTAGGCGGTGCTGCTGCCACTCGCGCTGGCACCCTTGAAGGCAAATTGGCTGGCCTTAAAATTGCATTTGGCGAAGTAATGGAGACTTTGGGCTATGCCCTTTTGCCCGTTCTTGAGAAGTTTGCCACGATGCTTACAACACAGATACTGCCAAAGGTCGAAGCATTTGTTGCACTCAACAAAGACAAGTTAGCCGCAGGTTTTGCAATTGCTGCAGATATGGCCTTCAAGTTGCTCACTAATGCAGTCGCTTTCTCTGACTGGTGTGCAAATAATTTTGGAGTTATAAAAGGTATTGCAGCTCTTATTGCTGGGATGTTTGTTGTGGGTCGCATTGCTGCCTTTATTGTTGCAATTGAAAAAATCATTGCAGTAATGAAAATCCTAAGAGCAACTGCAATTGGAACGGCTATCGCAAATGCTCTTGCAACAGGCGGTGTAAGTTTGGCATTAGGTACTGCTGCTCTTGCTGCAATTGGTATTGGTGCTTTTGCAGTAGGAAATATGCTAGAACCTAAAACTACAAGCACAAAATCTAGTAAAGCAATTAGCCCCCGTGGTAATACCAAAAACCGTGATTTTAGCGTTACACCTTACTCACCTGTTACTAATGCTCTTAGTAATTTTACAACTGGCCTTGATAAAGCAACTGCAGCAACAAAGAAATCAATGAATGATGAAATCAACGCAGCGGCAGCAAAGAAAAACTTAGAACGCCAAAAGATGCTTTCAGGCTCAACATCACTTGCAATTGGACAAGGCACAAAGTTGTATGCAGCAAATAGTGGCAGAAATATCGTTGTCAATGTTGCAGGCTCTGTTACAACTCAAGACGATCTCATCACCGCAATATCAAATGGCTTAGAGCGTACTTCACGGCGTAGCTTTGGCAGTGGTGGTGGCAAACTCATTGCGCAGGTTGTTTAATGACAGCATTTGATGGCATCACATCGCCTGCAGTCACAGTTCAATTCTTAATGAGTGGCTCATTTGTCACAGTTGCAACCACTGATGTAATTAGCATAAACATTCGCCGTGGTCGCACTCGACAAAGTGAGCGCGACCAATGCGGCATATCAGTTATTGTTCTCAATAACTTCAGCGGTATCTATAACCCTGATGCCACCAGCGGAACTTATGTTGTCGGCGGTGTAAGCATCCTGCGTGATGGCTTGCAGATGCGCATTGTGGCTACAATCGGTGGAGTTGCATACAACCTTTACTATGGCTTTTTGGAAACAACAAGAGTAGATCAGGGCGAAGCGCCAGGGGTCACAATGACCTTCGTTGATGGCATTGCCTACATCGCCGATGCCCAGGCACCAGCACTTGCTGCTGCCGCAAATGCCGAAACTGCAGCCACCCGCGTTGGCCGTATGTTAGACATTGCGGGTTGGCCAAGTGGAGCATCAAGGTCATTAACGGGCAGTGTTGGGATGCTGGCCACGGTTCAAAATTCATCTTGTATGGCAATGATTTACCAGGCAGTTGATTCAATTGCTGGTCGCTTTTATATCTCACGCGATAATGTTGCAACCCTTGTGCCTCTTAGCAATAAGTTCTCACGCCCAACTCAATTGCTCTTTACTGATACGAGCGCAAGCAACACTGTTGGTTATATGGAGTTGTTCACTAACCCAGGCACTTACTATGTTGTCAATCAGGCTATAGTCAACCGTGGCAATGCCAACAAGCAATACACATCAACCTACAACCCAAGTGTAAGTTCTTATGGTGTCGCTAAAAACACTTTTGATGCACCTGTTGCTACTGATTCAAATGCTCAAAATCTAGCTCTTTATGAGTCACGCAAATTGGCTTCACCACTTACCTATGTTGAGCGCATTGATTTTAACGCACTGGCACTTGGCGATTATGGTGCTTTGTATCCTGACTTTTTAGCCACTGAACTTGGAGATCAAATAAGCGTTGTGCGCTCAGGCACACAATACAACTTGGTGGTTGAAGGTATGGCGTTTTCAATTGTGCAAAATAATTGGATGATGTCCTACACCACTTCCGCCATCAATCCATACTCAATTACAATCTAGGGGGTAGCAGATGCCATTGTGTCCACAAATCACCAATACCCCCATTACTGTAACTCTTACGGCTGATTTTACTGTCACAAATGTCATTCCAGTTTTGCCTGCCAATACAGAGCAACTTGATGGTGTTATTGTCTTAGTTGACGGCAAAACAAAGGCTTATTACCAAACCACCGCGCCAACTGTAGGGATGACAGAAGGCGATATTTGGTTTGACACTGATGATGGTTACAAGTTGTATTACTACACAGGTTCAGCGTGGGTTTCCGTACAAGACACTTCAATTGCCGCCGCCCAGTCAGCAGCAACTGCAGCGCAGACAACGGCAGATGGCAAGAACAAAATTTACCGCCAGGGAACTACACCTACAGGCACATTTGCTATTGGTGATACTTGGTTTAATACTTCAGCAGATAATGCCATTTCTCGGTGGGATGGTTCTTCTTTTGTTGCGACAACTCTTGGAAATAATGCACTTGCCAGTATCTCTGCCAGCAAGATTACGGCAGGCACGATTGATGCTTCAGTAATCACAGTTTCAAACCTTGATGCTGGCAATATAACCACAGGCAATCTTGCTGCAGCTCGAATAGCAACTGGTTCACTAGATGCCACTAAAATCATTGCTGGAAGTATCACAGCAACGCAGATTTCATCTTCCTATATTTATGCTGGAACAATTGCCGCTGGAAACATTACGGCTGGAACAGTTACTGCATCTGTTGCTTTTAATGCAGCAAGCGGCAATTTTACTGGCAACATTACGGCAACCAGCGGTTCATTTTCAGGTACAATCACATCCACAAGCGGAAGTATTGCTGGCTTTACCCTTAGTGCAACAACGATAACTAATGGCAGCACTATGACTCTCTACAACAATGGTGACTTTTACACAGGTGGAGTGGTTTCTTCTACAGGCGGTCTTTATTCAACGGCGGCTTGTTCTTTTGGATCAACTCTTAATGTAACTGGTACTGCAACTCTTGGAGCAACCACCCATTCGGGAACAATGACTTATGCGGGTATTGCTACTGGTTCAGGTAGCACAATGGTTGTAGTGACCACAGGTTCTCGTATTGCCTACACGACTTCATCAGAGCGATTCAAGCAAGACATCAAATACATAACTTCTGATGGATGGCTTGACAAAGTATTAGCAATGAAACCAATCACATATAAAACGCATGATGATTATGTCATTGAAGGCGAACCCAATGAAACGCAAATTGGTTTCCTTGCTGAAGATATTTATGACTTGGGTGGCGGTTTAGAAAAAACTGTAGTTCTTGACCCATTAGGAGAACCGTTCTCACTTTCTTATGACCGCTTGACTACATTTCTTGTGCTTGCAATTAAGGAACTTAAAGCTGAAATAAATCAACTCAAGGGGGCGTAAATGGAACAAGAGATTGACATTGAACTAATCTTAAAGAATATGCGTGAAACCATAGGCGTACTTGCCCAGGAAAACGCAGTCCTTAAAGCACAACTCTCATCTAAATAGAACGGGAAACCGCGCAAATGACACCAGCAAACTGGGCAGGCTTAATTGTTTCAATCATCGCAATCATCAGTGCCTTTGCAGGGTCAGTGCGTTGGCTCGTAAAGCATTACCTCAACGAACTCAAGCCGAATGGTGGCAGCAGTTTGAAAGATGCAGTTAATCGCCTTGAAGTGCAAATGGACATTGTGCTTGACCTATTGGCAAAGAAGT